CTCTCTCTCTGCGTCATCTTACTGGCTGCACGTGCCTGTATTTGCATTTTCCATGCTGCATGCTACGTGATTCTAGGCTTCATGCTTCATGTGTTGGGAGTGATGGCTCTAGGTCCAGGGACCAATGGCTAGGTGCCATGCAGGAATGGCCCGCAAACGCGCTTGGATGGCGCAAGGCGCAAGATGATGGACGAGCTAGGTGGTGGTATAGGACGAGGGTTGCGACGCGCCTAGGGCACGAAAAAACCCGTGGACATAGCATCCACGGGTCTGATGTAGGCAGGCTAGGCTACTGACGATTCTTGGCTAGGATTTCCATCGCCTTACTATGGGTATCCAGCAGGTTATGCACAGTTGACTCTAGGTGGCGTAGCTGATTCGCTGCTTGGATGCCTCTCATCAGCGCAACTACCTTAGGGATGCTATCATGCTCAACCATGTAGTGTGCGCAATCACGTAGCTCTGCTACGCTGTTGTCCACGATGGACAGGTTGACGCCTGTTACTGATACACTGATTTGTGTTTTCATGTTCGTTTTGTCCTATGTTTGCTATGGTTTATTACAGATTCACGCCGATGGAAGCGAGGATTGGCTTACGCTGACTAGCGTCCAATGACTTCAGATACGCGATGACCTTATCAGGAGTAAGGGAAAACCCGGTTGCCGATGCGCGGTATCCTACGTCTATAGGCTTGTTCTCAGCCTTGAGCTTGGCAACCAGTAGCTGCTTACGCGTTTGTATCTTCTTGAGCAGGTTTGCCCTAGCCTCACTATCCATGGACGAGGGTTCCAGCTTGGCATTCATTAGGGCTGCTAGGATATCAGCGGTAGTGTGCTTGAACTCATCGCCATCCTTTTCATGGAGCATCTTGTCCACGATTTCGTTCCAACCCTTACGGTTGCTAGAGTTTGCCTTGCGCTGTGCCTTGAGCTGTTTGTTCAGCTCTGCTAACTGCTCAGGGGTCAAGTCAGCCAGCGTGATAGCAGGGGTAGCGGTTTGCGGTTGCGATTGCGTTTTTGTGCTTTGTTTCATATGTGTTTCTGTGTTGACCGTCGTTAATCACCTAGACCTACTAGGCATGAGCGTAGTATCGCACACCGTGGTGCAGATGTCAAGCACCGATGCACGATTGTTCGCAAGTCGTAGTAACCACTACGAAATCCAGTTGCCATTGCTTCCTGGTCCTAGCTTCCCTATGGCACGAGCCGTGACCCGTGGTTCATGGCTGACTGGGTGGCGGCCAAAGAATTCTTTGGGCCAGATGGGGTGGTGGATGGGGAATCGTGACCCGAGCCATCAGTTGTGGTCCCTCCACCATTTTGCGCAAATCGTTTCTGGGTCATCCTCCATGAACCAAATTACATGAGCCAAGACCCATTCGTCCAATTTAAAGCTTGACATGAGCCACCATTCATGCCAATTGTTTTATGTGGCATCGGATTCTCCAGAAAAGACACGTGGAAGGTTGACACCCGCAGAGGTGCGTTCAGCCATCCATCGTATTTGCAAGGAGAAAAATTACGACCCATTCACGGACCTAATTGAATTAGCCGTGGAAGAAACGGATGTAGTAGTTGATGGAAAGCCAATAAGAGTTAGAACGGCAACCGTTGACCAAAGAATTACAATAGCAAAAGAGCTGGCTCAATATCTAGCTCCGAAGCTTAAGAGCATTGAAGTCTCTGGAGAGATTGACAATGAATGGAGAATCAGTGTAACCCATTTCGGACAGGGAGGTAACACCCAGGTAGCAGCACCTGAAGCAGCAAAAGAAATAATGACTTCGGCTTTGAAAGAGAGTCAGAAGCTTATTCAGGAAGCTGTTACAGAAGAAGTAGGCGATGATGAAAATAATACTTAGCTTCCTCTTACTCTGTGTAAGAGTTTATTCTTCTGAGTTGCCACCTCTACCTGGAGATACTGCAATAGTTAAGAAATCTTCACTTAACACAGGGAGAGCGGCCATGACGTTTGCTAAAACGTCGACCACTTCACTTATTGCTGTGGCAGCTCCTTCTTTCAAAACATTGTATGTTACCTTCTTTCCTTCCTACATGGCGACAGGATATAGGATATATGGTGGAAAGAAACTTGATAGGTCAGATTGGACTGTCATCGCAGATACGAACAATCAACCCGTAACATTGGTGGATGGAAAAGTGGTAATTCCATTTCAAACAGAATCTCCTGGATACGGGTTCATCGGTGTTAAAGCTTACAATCAGTATGGAGAATCTGGTTGGGGATTAAGCAAAAGATAACATGCCACAAATCTCTATACCATATGATTTCGAGCCACGCTGGTATCAGCTGAATCTTTGGCGTCATATGCAACTCAACGGCTTCCGCAAGAAGCGTGGAGTATGGGTCGTGCATCGTCGTGGTGGTAAGGATTTGAATTCAATCAACCTGATTGCAACTGCAGGAATGGAACGTCCAGGACTTTACTGGCATCTATTCCCGACGTATGCTCAGGGAAAGAAGATTGCATGGGATGGCAAGACTAAAGCAGGTCGTCCTTTCTTGGATGCGTTTCCCAAAGAATTAATTAAGAGTAAGAACCACACTGAGATGAAACTTACTACACACAATGGTATCATATACCAGGTAGTAGGTGCTGACAAACCGGACTCCCTGGTGGGAGCTAATCCAGTAGGCGTCATTCTATCTGAGTGGTCTCTCATGGCACCGTTTGTTTGGGAACTACTTCAACCAATTCTTGCAGAGAATGATGGATGGTGTTTATTCATCTTCACTCCACGTGGTAAGAATCATGGATGGAAGATGCTCGAAATGGCTAAGAAGAATCCTAACTGGTTCTGGGAGGTTCTGCCAAACAGTGTCACTAAAGTAATTCCAGATGAAGCTGTCCAAGAAATGAAGGACTCTGGGATGAGCGAAGAAATGATTGCTCAGGAAATTGAGGTCTCCTTTGAAGCACCAGTCCAAGGTTCTTACTATGGTAAATTGATTAATGCTGCTGAAACTCAAGGTCGTATTACACGTGTCCCTTGGGAACCGCGGTTACCAGTTCACACAGCTTGGGATTTGGGTGTTGGAGATTCTACATCTATCTGGTTCTACCAACAGTATGGATTGGAAGTTCGATTGATTGATTACTATGAGAATTCAGGTGAAGGTCTTCCTCACTACGCAAAAATTCTTAAAGAGAAAGACTATGCGTATGGAAGGCATTTCGCTCCTCACGACATCGAGGTAAGAGAGTTCACATCTGGTAAGTCCAGGTGGGATACTGCTCGTTCTCTTGGTATTCGTTTCGAGGTTGGTAAGCAACTTCCAATTGATGAAGGAATCGAAGCTGTTCGAGGGCTCCTTCCTCGTTGTTGGTTTGATTCTGTTAAATGTGAGAAAGGTATTGAGGGTCTCAAACAATACCATAAGGAATGGGATGATGATAAACAATGCTTTAGGGATAAACCTGAGCATGATTGGAGTTCTCATCCCTCAGACGCTTTTCGTGAGTTAGCCATGTCAATTAAATCACGTCCTAAGAATCGTGGAGAACAGCAAACCACAGCTGATTCTCAATATGATATGTTAAATGTCTAATGCAATTAAACAGCTTAAAGAAATGTATGATGCTAAAGGTTGGAATTTGGATTCTGACCTTAAGGAGTATTTTGACAAGCATTACATTTATTCTAGCCCTGATTGCATTATTCTTGCCCAGCTTCACGATACTCATTGGTATATACATGCTGCTGTTGGTAGAGGATGGGTTAAGTTCTTTATCAACATCATGCCGGAATTTCGTCCTTACGTCTCATGGGCCAGAGGGCTTAGAAATAAAGAATTAAAATTTTACAAAACCGAAAGGCTACAACGTTATGCTACATCAAGTTCCTAAACAAATCGAATTCGCTTGTAAAGCGTATTTCGGTGGTGGAAACATGCAGAAACCACCTGCTCCTCCACCTCCTCCAAGCAATGATGCTGCTGCGAATGCTGCACGCTCAAAGAATATTGCTCGCAACAAATCAGGTCGTGCTTCCACTATTCTTGGTGGAGCAACTATGGGAAGTTCCAATGGAGCTTCTACTGTCACCAAAACTCTTCTAGGAGGTTAACATGACAAACCTGGAGCTACTTATCAAGAAAGACGAGCGACTTCGGACCAGTCGTAGCCCGTGGGAATCTCACTGGCAGGAGCTTCGGGATTTGGTTAATCCTGATGCCAGTGACTTCAATCGTCAGATGTCTCAGGGTGCTCGTCGAACCGAACAGATTTTGGATGGAACAGCATGCTGGGCTTTGGAACAACTCGCATCTGGTCTTCATACATTTCTGACATCACCAACTGACAGATGGTTTAATCTGGACGTTCGTGACTACAACGTGCATGCAGATGCAACTGGACTTGCTTGGTTGGAACGTGTTGCTGATATCATTTACAAGCAATATGGAGACCCAAGGAGTAATGCAGTTGATACCCTGCATGAATGCTATCAAGACCTTGGGTCTTTTGGAACCGCGGTCGTCTATCAAGACCTCAATCGGAAGGAAATGTGCTTGAGTTTCCGAATGTATCCTTTGGCTGACTGCCGCATTCTGGAAAACTCTTCTGGGACAGTTGATACTCTGTTCCGTTCAACGAAGATGAGCACTCGTCAAATTGAACAAGAATGGCCTGACCATGGATGCAAGAAAATTACGGATTGCAAAGATGAAGGAAAGATGTGGGAAGTTGTCCACGCTGTCTTTCCTCGGACAGACCGTGATGCATCAAAGATGAACAAAACAAACAAAGCATTTGCTTCAGTGTATTTCTGCAAAGAAGCAATGTGTGTCTTCTCTGAAAGTGGATACGATGAGTTTCCATATCACGTTCCTCGTTGGACCAAACGGGCTGGTGAAGTCTATGGACGTTCTCCAGGAATGGTGTGTCTTCCAGACATCAAACTTTTGAACGCAATGGAACGCGTTCAATTGAAAGCTGTCCAGAAGATTGTTGACCCACCTCTCATGGTTCCAAATGATGGTTTCATGCTTCCTATCTCCACGAAACCGTCAAGCCTTATTTTCTATGAGGCTGGTATGGGTGAACAGTCACTCATCAAACCGTTGGAAACTAAAGGTCGAGTTGACATTGGTGAAGACAAAATGGAACAGAAACGTCAGCATGTTCTTCGTTGTTTCTATGCTGATTGGATTTCTCGCATGAAGAAAAAGGAACGTCAGACCGCAACTGAAATCATGGATGACCGTGATGAAATGTTGCAGATGATGTCACCAATCCTTGGTCGTCTTCAATCTGAACTCCTTGGACCTATGCTTGCTCGTTCATACAACTTGCTTCAAGATGCTGGATTGATTCCTCCTGCTCCTTCATCGTTGCAGCGTCGTGACCTTCATGTGGTCTATGTCTCTCCAGCAGCTAAGGCCCAGGTAGCACGCAAAGGTGTCAATATGCGTCGGTATATTGAAGAACTTTTGCCTCTAGCACAAGTTAGCCCGGATATCCTTGATGCAATCAATACAGATGAATATGCCAAACAGATGGCTCTCATCCAGGATGTCAGCCGCACAGTTCTCCGTTCTCCAGAAGAATTGAAAGCAATTCGTGACCAGAAAGCTCAAGCTCAGCAAGCTCAACAGATGGCACAGACAGCACAACCTGCTGCCTCTGCTCTGAAAGACATTGCAACAGCACGTGAGAAAGGCCTGAACATATGAGCAAGTATGGTGACTTGAAACAAGTGTTGGAAGACCGTCTTGCTCTTCAAGCCTCTTTTAAGAAAGCATTTGAAGGTGAAGATGGAGAGCGTGTTTTACGCTACTTGATGAAGCAAGCTGGTCTTGTTCCAAACAGGCGTCAAGTCATCATTACTGACCCAAATTTGTTACTGGTAAAGCAGGGCCAGCAACAGATAGTATTGTCAATCCTGCGAATCATCGGACTCAATGCAGACCAAATCACAGAACAAATAAAAGAAAGCCTAACAAATGAAGAATTATAACTTACCAAATGTCCTACGTATGGCCGATGGAGACGGCGGTGGTGGCTCCGGAGGTTCAGGTGGGGGAACAGGCGGCAGTGGTGGAGCAGGTGGCACACCAGACTGGCGTGCACAAATACCAGAAGACCTTCGTGGAGACCCTGTCTTGAAGGATATCAAGGATATTGGCAGCCTTGCCAAATCACTTGTTCATGCTCAACGCATGGTCGGAGCAGAAAAAGTTCTGAAGCCTCAGAAGAACTGGACGCCTGAACAACACAATGCGTTCTATAATTCCATTGGTCGTCCTGAGAATGCAGATGGTTACACTTTCAAGCCTGACGATAAAATGCTTGAAGGTATCACGCTCGACGAGAACAAGTTCAAAGAGACCAAAGCCTTCTTGCACTCACAAGGTCTTACAGATGCTCAGGCATCTGGAGTGCTCAAGTATTACCTGGAGCACACAAGCGGCACAGCCAAAGCTATGGCTGCTAATGCTGAAGCTGAACGGACTGCGGCCATTACTGCACTCAAAGAAGAATGGGGTGCGGATTTTGACACCAATGTCAGCATCGCCCAATCGGTGGTAAAGAAGTTTGGCGGTCAAGAACTGGCTCCTCTCATTGATGAGATTGGCAACAAGCCTGCTTATGTCAAATTATTTGCTGCTCTTGGCAAAGCAATGCTTGATGACAGTGCACGTGGTGAAGGTTCTGGTCTCATCGTGACTGATGCGGCTTCAGCCCTCAATGAAATCAAGCAATTGAAGGGTGATGCTGACTTCCAGAAAGCCCTGGGAGACCGGAATAACCCTGGTCACAAAATCGCACTCGAACGCTGGTCCATGCTTCACGAAAAAGCGTATCCGACGAAAAAGTGAAAAATTTAGCTTGACTTCTTGGTCAAGGTTGGTCAAAGAATGGTTGTCCGGACTGGGCAACCATTCTTCTTTTATGGTCCAGACCTGATGGTTCTAATGAACCCATCTATCGAATGAACTCGATAGGAAGAGTCCGAAAGGATAGCTCTCCCGAAGCAAAGAAACATTCAAATTGTAACATACAATGTCTCAACAGATTGATACAGCCTTAGTGCAAACGTATCGGTCGAACATTGAGGTTCAATTCCAGCAAAAGGGTTCTCGTCTTCGTGGGACCGTCATGAACGACACCCAAAATGCTGAATTTGACTTCTACGACCGTATCGGTGCAGTCGAGGCACAGAAAGTTACCACTCGTCATGGTGACACTCCGTTGAATGAGACCCCGCATGACCGTCGGCGCATCGCGCTGGAAGATTACGATTGGGCGGACCTCATCGACAAGAAGGACAAGCTTCGCATGCTTACTGACCCAACCTCAGCTTACACTCAGAACGCTGTGTATGCGATGGGACGTGCTCAAGACCGCGCCATCATCGCTGCTGCAACTGGGACTGCTTACACTGGTAAAACTGGTGCTACTGCTGTCACGTTTGCTGCGGCTTCTGAAGTGGCCGTTGACTACGTGGAGTCTGGTTCCGCTGCCAACTCCAATCTGACCATTGAAAAACTGCGCCGTGCTCGGTTCCTGCTGGACAGCAAGGAAGCAGTTGAAGATGGTGAGGAAGTCTTCATGATTGTGACGGCTTCGCAGATTCAGTCTCTCCTGCGCACCACACAAGTCACGTCTGCTGACTACAACACTGTGAAGGCGTTGGTCCAAGGAACTATCAATCAGTTCATGGGCTTCACCTTCGTTCGCACTGAGTTGCTGGTGAAATCCGGCAACATTCGTGAGTGTTTGGTGTATCCTCGTAGCGGTATCAAGTTGGCAACCTCGGCAGAACTCACTGTCGAAGTTGACCGTCTTCCGGGCAAACGTTATTCCGTTCAGGTATACGTCTGCGGTGGCTTCGGTGCGTCTCGCATGTGGGAAGAGAAGGTTCTCCGTGTGAAGTGCGACGAAACCAAGTAACCATAACCAAGAACCTTCATACAAGGAATAACACATTATGGCTGCTATCGTTCCTGATTACAACACGGACCAGGCTACAAAGGTCGTTAACAGCGGCTCTGCCTATGCTCCGTTGAAGCCCAACGAGTTGAGTGGTCGCGTGCGTATTGCTTACTTCTACTACAAACCGACTGTCGCTATTGCGGCAGACAAGGTGGTTCGTCTTACCCGCCTTCCGGCTGGTGCTCGTATCATCGGTGGTGAAGTCAAGAGCAACGCGTTCGTTGCTACCTCCACGTTGAATGTCGGGTTGATTGGTGCAGACGGTAATGGTTTCATCGACAAGGCAGGCACAGTTGCTGACAGTTCAAGCAACAATATGTTCGCTGCTCTTCTCGCTGTTGCCACCGCAGGCACCTACGACTTCGGCAAGACCATCGCGCTGAACTATGGTTACACGACCGACAAGGAAGTGGACCTGATTGGCGAGTTCAAGACTGCTGGTATGGACGGCTCTGCCGACATCCTGCAAGGTCATGTCCTCTACGTGGTTGACTAGTTCAATCCTGCCTCCCTGCACGAAAGTGCGGGGAGGCAGGTAAAACGTATGGCAGCGAATGTTTTGGAAATCGTAAATGCGGCTCTGAGCAAACTTGGCTCTGAGCCGATTAGTTCTCTTAGTGGCACATCTAAAACTGCTATTTCTTGCAAGGCTCGATTTGGTCCTTGTAAGAATCATGTTTTAAGGCAGCATCCTTGGAATTGTGCTATCAAGAGAACTAGTGTTGCAGTATACGACACTATCAGAACAGGAAGTGAAAATTTCACCAGATACAATAATGTATGGCGCCACAATTCTGATGCTAACATTACTGTCTCATACAATGGCACTCAGTGGGTCTATAATGACCCAGGATTTGGTGACTTCTCAACAGTAACAAGCAGTAACTCTTCTTTTCCTCCAGAAACAGGATGGAGTAATGGATACACGTTTGCCTATACAAACTACACGGTTCCTGACCATGAGTATTCATATGCGATAGCAATGCCTAGTGATTGTGTTCGCATTCTTTCTGTTAATGGAGAGCATGACGATTTTGAAATCGAAGGTCGCACCATCCTAACAAATGAAATGTTGTTGGAACTTCGATACGTTTCGAGTGTTGGAACTTCTGCAAATGACATTGATGGCACCTACACTGGTGTCAGTGTCCTAGACTCATCGTTAGTAGAAGCAATAGCTTCTTACCTGGCCTGGGACATTTGCTACAAAATAACCCAGTCTTCTCAACTCAAACAAGAGCTTTTGGAAGATTACAAAATTCAATTGTCTAAAGCCAAATTGGCTGATGGACAAGAAGGTCCAACTCAACAGATAGAGGCAGACGGATACTTGGAAGCAAGACTGTCTGGAACATCACCTGAACCTAAAAGAAACTGGTAGTTATGGGAAATGGAACTGGCCACAACGGAAGTGAAGAAAATAGGCGATTAATCAATCTCAACAAATTTGAGGTCATCCTTGGAATTATTGTTGCATTAGTTACTCTCGGGAATACATATGGCATCATTAGTGTGATGCCATACAGGTTGACTCAAGTTGAAAAAGCAAATGCAATTCTTCAAACTCAATTCGAAGATTTGAAGAAAGAAAATGCTTCAAACAAAGAGCTTTTAATTCGTATTGACGAACGATTGAAAATCGTTCAAGAACAACTTCAAACAGACAGAAAGAAACAGCCATAATGCCAGATGGATATCCAATCCAAACTAACTTCACTTCTGGTGAAGTAAGTCCCCTACTTAGGGGAAGGGTGGATATTTCTAAATATTTCAATGGAGCTAAGAAGCTCCAAAACATGGTAGTCAAGACTCAAGGTGGAATCACTAGGAGACCAGGAACTAGACATGTTTACGAGGTAAAAACGTCTGGAAAATTGACTCTACTACAAAGATTTGAATTCTCCTCACAACAGGCCTATGTTTTAGAATTTGGAGACCTGTATATTCGAATCTATAAGAATGGTGGTATTCTTACCTCTTCTGGAATTCCTGTTGAGATTGTAACTCCATACACAGAGGCAGACCTACGTGGTCTATACTTCACTCAATCAGCGGACGTGTTGTATATCTGTCATCCATCTTATCAACCTAGAACTCTTTCTCGTCTGTCAGAAACCAATTGGGTTTTAGCTCCTTTCACAACTAAAGATGGTCCGTTCCTAGATATGGATTCTAGGGACTATACAATGACTTTAACGAGCATTGTTAATAGAGCTACGTTGAAATCAACAGCAAATGATTTCGTTGTTGGAGACGTTGGTAAGTATGTCGAATATCCATATAAGTCTCAACTGGTAGTTGGTAAAATAATCACTTATGTTTCTGCAACTGAAGTGGTTATTGAACCCTATGAGAACATCATAGATACGACTTCTCTGGATGAAAGGACAGTGTTGAGTTATGTTGCTGGAAGCAGCACACCAGCAAAAATTGCTTTCAATGGTTTTACTGATGCCTCTAGAGCTTTTGTTTTACCAACTAACACAAATATTGTAACTCCAGCTTCTACACATATTGTAATACCAACAGGAAGCACTCTAACTCCTAATACTACTCCAACTGTCTCTGGAGAGTATTTAATTCTTAAAACTAATGGTTCTGAAACAGAACCAATTGAGAGTCCTGTTGGAATGAAAATTACTCCTCCAGGAGCATCCACACAATACAATTTTCCAACAGGTTGGAATTATACAGCAGCTGGTGGTGGCTCATGGCCTAACAGAATTCGTTCTAGTATTGGAGTATGGGAAGCAGCCCATGAAAACTCTTTTATCAAAGTAGATGCCTTCTGGTATAAGACAGGAAAGCATTTCCTACAATCTGAATCTTATGATGCTACTCCTGGTGGAACCACGGTTGTTGATGTAATGGAAGTTACAGAAACGTTGGACTTGAAAGCAACAACTGGTATTTTGTCTTTTTCAAATCATGCCATTACAGCCCAGTTGAATTGTTCAAACAACGTGTTTGCATCAACTGATGTTGGTAGGCAATTCAGGCTCACTTTCTCTTCTCAAAAAGTATGGGGAACTATTGTTACCTATACTGACCAAAAGACAGTTCAGGTAACTCTTGGAAGAATGATGCCTCCTTCTCCAAAGAAACTTGACACCTATCTTAACAATGCCAAAACATTAGAATGGCAACTTGGTGCCTGGTATACAGGCAATTATCCCTCTTGTGTTTGCTTTCATGAAGAACGTCTAGTATTTGCAAATACTTTGCTACAACCTCAGACTCTATGGTTGAGCAAATCAGCAGACTATAACAATTTTGCAACTACAGAAACAGATTCTAAAGTTTTGGATGATTCTGCAATCACCTACACTGTGTCTTCAGGAGAAGTGAATTCAATTGTGTGGCTTGTATCGTCCAATATTTTATTGTTTGGAACAATTGGTGGTGAATGGCAAGTTAAGTCATCTTCAATAAATGAAGCTCTTACACCAACCAATTTCTCTGCTACACAGCAAACTGCATATGGTTCATCGTCAACAGTAAGACCCAGAAAGATTGGTTCTTCAGTTTTCTTCTGTCAGCGTTCTGGTGGAAAGCTTCGTGAATTGTCTTACGACTTCCAACAAGATTCTTTTGTTGGTAAAGATATGACAGTCGTATCAGAACATATTCTGAGAGAATATGGTGGTGCTGTGGTATCTGGTTATCAACGTGAACCAAATTCAATCTTCTGGACTGTTACTAACAATGGTGCTTTGATTGGTTTTACGTTTGAGAAAGACCAGGAAGTAACTGCTTGGCACCGACACATAATTGGTGGTTCTTACAATTCTGGTATTGCTGTTGTTGAATCAATGGCAATTATCCCGTCATCTGATGTAACGAAAGACGTTGTATATCTCATAGTTAAAAGAACCATCAATGGTTCTACTAAACGCTATGTAGAAATGATTGTTGATGAATTTAATCCATCGTCAGATACAGACTTGAACAACATGTTATTTTTGGATAGTCACCTTACTTATACTGGTTCTCCTGTTGGCACTGTTAGTGGTCTTGGCCATCTTGAAGGACAGACTGTTCAAATCATTGCAGATGGAACTTTGAGAACACAACAAACTGTAGCTAGTGGTGCAGTGTCTATCATTGGAGGAAATGCTTCTACAATCCATGTTGGATTACATGCTTCTTCTATTGTGGGTTCTCTACCAATTGAAGCTGGTTCAAATAATGGAACCGCTCAAGGTAAAACTAAAAGGGTTCAAAAATTGGTATTGAGGCTCATTAATAGTCTCACGTTTAAATCTGGACCAGATGAATCCTCAGTTGTTGATTTAGGACTTTCAACAACACAGCTTGTTTCATCAGACAAAAGTATTGACTTGAACCAGGATTACGGACTAACTGGTGAATACGTGGTAGTGCAGGATAAACCTTATCCCTTAACTATCATTGCAATCATGCCACAACTGCAAACAAATTTGTGATTGTAAATCTAACAATCCAAGACTTGCAAAAGCTCAATGAGGAAATTGAGCTTGCAAAAGCATTCTTTGCAGAGTGTGGACTCCCTGGAACTTTCAAGATGGAGGCATTTGTTCATAATTGGACAATGCTACTTGAGAAAAATTTTGGTGTCATTTTTGCCTATAAGGTAGATGACAAGATTGTTGGTATGTTGGGAGGTATTCTTTCTCCAGATATCAATTCTGGAGAAATAGTTGCTACTGAAGCTTTCTGGTATGTTCTTCCTGATTACAGGAGAACTATGAATAGTGTCAAGCTTTTAGTCACTTTTGAAACATGGGCCAAGGAT